ACACGGACATATGACAGGTGGTGGAGCAGGTCCAGAGGGTAAGATTATGAAATGGTGGGCAGGTCAAGCTATGGGTTGGCTACCTAGTGGTGCTGCTGAAATACTTGTGACAGGACACTATCATCACCCAAGAGTATATAAACAAGGTAAGCGTACTTGGTTTCAATGCCCAAGCATAGATGCAAGTAAAGACTTTACTGCAAGAACAGGACTATGGAACGATCCTGGTGTGTTATGTTTTACAATTAATAAAGATGGTTGGGATAACTACAGGATAGTTTAAACTTCATCTCCCCAACTATCCCACCCTTCAGCAGAATCTCTAGCAAACAATTCTATGCGTGGTAAATCTCCACATAAATCAACAATATCATTTCTAATTCTGTCAGGTTTTTTACTATGTCGTGATCTAGGTTCAATTACTAATTCTTTAACAGCTTTAGATACTCTACTTGGTTTACCCTTTGTCGCCAATAAACAAATTTCAGGATTACCCCTAGTCCAGTACCCTAAACCAGTAAAGAAACCTTCAGATTTAATATTTTTTTTAACCCAATTAAAAGCTACTGTTTTATATGTAAAACCCCAATCCCCTATAACTTCAAATGCTTGTGGTAAAGAGTGATTAACCACCCATAAAAATAATACGCAATCTTTGTCGGCTATATCATTTACAGGTAAAGACTTAATCCAATTCAAATCTTGTGTTTCATAATGTTGATTAGGATTTCTGCCCTCGCCTTTCTTACTAAAGTTTTTAAAAGACCAAGGTGGATCAGCATAAATAATATTATACTTTTTATCAGGAAATGGTATCAAGAACAACCATCTTCTGCTATGTCATAGCAAGTATCACACAAAGGTCTATCGCCTGTGCCTATGTATGGCTCGTTTTCTGTAACTTCTATGTGTCCGACACCCCAACATCTAAAGATATATATCATTCTTCTTCTTGATTTACTGTTGTAAGTATCTGTATGTTAGGAAGTATTGCAAGTAATTGCTGTTGTCCATTAGGCAACAATATACTTTTACCCATAAACAAAGGTACTTCCTTATCGTTTCTTCTATTTAATAATTCTGCAATCAACATACCTTCTGTTGCTTTGCTTAACATTACATCAATCATTTTTCCTCCTCGTGTATCTTTGCTACACCTTCGTATAAATATCCTACCTGTTTTGCAATAATCTTTTTGTTTTCAAACTCTGTAGTTACAGGCATAGGTAGAATATTCCAATTAAAATCATAACCCTTACGAACTAATTTATGTATATTCCAAGTCATAATCTTTCCATTATATTCTGTAAGATATACAAAAGATTTGCCTGTTTCTATACATTTTACAATGTTGTTATCAAACTTTTTCTTTTCAATAATCCATTTGTCATACTTTTTATCTCTTGACTTTACCTCTACAATATATCTACCATTCTCTGCATCATAAGAGCTGTAAGGATCACTTACCTCTACTAAGTCAAGACCTGGATATATACTATTTAACTTATCTATTATCTCTGTCTGTGTCATTCTTCTTCCACCACCTCTACTTGTATCTCTGTTGGTTCGCCTACAAACTCTACATCTTTAAACTCACCAGAGTTAGACACCTTAATTATTACTTTCACCTATAATCTCCCTGCATTTTTTACAATAAGTTTCTACAATATGTGTCGGCTCACCGAACATATCTATTTCGCCTACACCACAACTAAGACAACGCACTCTTTAACTTGTCAATCATTTCACTAGCATTACCTTTAGTTGCTTCGCCACTATTTAAGTATGACTTAGCTTCAGCACCTAGTTCATCTAATCCACCATCAATAGCTTGTGTAATAAGACTTTCAATAAAGTTCTTCTGTCCATCACTTATAGGATCTTCCATCCATTTACCCTCTGGTATATCAGTCATATCTTCCTCACTTTCTTTTTCTACTACATCTCCTAGTGTTTCTATAATAGTATTAACTACTTCACTATTCCCTGCTCTATCTTCAAATTCTTTTTTAAACTTGACAACATAACTCTCTACGAGTTGTAAGAATTTATCTACATTGTCGTTAGACCATTCAGCTACATTGTCGTTAATAGATTTATCCATTTTAATTCGTGTCATACTTGTGTCATAGCATTTCTTTGCAAAGGTTTTATCCTCGTTGCACATAGTAAATACCATTTCTTTAAGCTGACCCTCTGTAATGCTAGAAGGGGATTTCGTAATCTCTTGTGCTACTTCTTTTTTTTTAGGTGGCTCTGCAACTGATTGCTTTACAACTGTTTTCTCTACACCTGCGTAGTGTTCTTCTTCTGTCATATCGCCCACCCATAGCTCTAGTCCGATTCCAAATCGCATACAACATCTCTTAATCCCATCACTTACTGCTAGTTTAAGTATCTCACTTTCAGTTAAGTTCCTGGCTAATGCGTGTCTATCTACATCTCCAACTTCTTGTACTGTACCAAGATCAGCTATCTCTAATGTGCATTTTGCACCTACAACTGCGTTATCTTTATCTCGTATAATGTCATAAGTAAAGTTGTACTTACCACCTACAACATCTACTAATCTCTTGGTGTAAATGTGGTGTGGTACATAGTCGCCATACTTACCTTGTGGTGCTTTCTTTACTACACTCTTTGGAAAGTTAGCAGTTAATTTTTTATGTGTTTCTTTATCCATATTTTTCTCCTGTTCTGTGTGCCTACATTGTAGTTGTTATCTACGACAATTTCTAGTATCATTAAAGAAAACGATAAATGATTTATTCATATGTTGTTTTCCTTTCTGGAATAGCACTCTAGCGATAGAGTGCTATTTTATTAACTATCCACCATTATCATCAAACTCTATGTCAATACCATTGTCATCACACCACTCATAAAATGTTTCTAAAAATCCATTTTCTAAATAGTAATCATCAAAATATACTTCTTTACAAGCATCATTGTCTAAAAATATTTTCATTGTTCTTCCCTCACTTCTGCTATTGAAAACACTTGCATATTCAATGACTTGTGTATGTGATCTAACATATCTTGTGTGCTTTTTATAGCTTTATCTTCTGTGTCTGTTGTAATATACTTTGTGCCTACAACATTAACTATATACTTTTTCATAACTAACCTTTCTAATCATTTTATTTCTGTTGTGTTCGCATAAATCACAATAACAATCGCCATTTCTTGCTAGATCTTGGTACTCCCAATGTATATTATCCCAACAATCCCAACAATATGTATCGTTTATATTTAAATCCCACAACTCACTAGCTTTTTTAGATACTGTACACTCTGCGAAAGTTTCTTCGCCATTAGCTTTACAACTTACACAATTTTTATTCATTACTTCCCTTTCTATAATTTTTCTAAAGTTATATTTTTTTCTTTAACAAAATCATTTATTAAATTTACTGCTTTCTTGACCACTTCACCACTTATAGATGCGTAATTGTATGGATCGCCATATAAACACAATCCTCTTTCAGATAGTTTTTCACTATCTTCTGCTATCGTATCTATGTAGTAAGATCCCCAACCACCTATCCTTTCTAAATCAAACTTAATAAGGTATCTATCTTTACCTGTATCAGCTTGTTTTATGTATATGGATATATCATCACCTTGATTTGTTTTAGCTTTTAATTGTTTCATAATCGCACTCGTGCCTTTCGTATTCTGCAACTGTGTTGTATAACTCTGTAATTAAACAACTGTCAAATACAAAACCATAAACACCCTCATCATCTTTATAAACTAACAACTCATCAAGAATTTCTAGTTCTTTTTTTCTATGTGGGTATCTGCTAATTAATTCAGATACCATTTCTTCGTGTGTCATTACTTCCCTTTCACTATATTGTGAATCATTTGTCTAGTTAAATTAGTTATCTCTGCTAACTCAATAGCTGAATAACCAATACCATACAAATTCTTTATCGCTACATTTCTTATGTCTATAAACTCCTGGTTAATAGTTTTAAGATTTTGTAGTTCTTTCATACTTTCTTCTAATGCTTTACGATAATTAAACTCTGTTTGTTTATCTACATTGTCGCTTATGTTCTCTTGTGCTTTCATTAAGAGATCGTTAATATTATCTTCTTCCATTGTTTACCTTTCTATTCTTCTTCTAATGGCTCATACCATACAACAATACTGTTGTCTAATTCCAATTCGTATTGTGATTTATCTTCTAGTTCTTGTTTAGAATATGTACTTGTATATCCCCAATTTGTATGCCCTAACTCTTGATAAACATAATCATCAATAACTTCTGTTATATCTTTCATATTTTCCCTATTCTTTCTATTCTTCTTCTTGTACTTCATTAAACCAATCTTTATGCGACATACTTTGTATAAAATTATCAACATCTTCCCAATCAGTTGCATCAAACCTAACTTCTATTTTGTATGACTTTAAATTGTTTTCATCATAACTCATTATCTTCCCTATTCTTTCCAGTTATATTTTTTAGCTAGTTCAAATAAGCTCACAAATATATGGTGCTTATCTTCTTGTTCTATGTGTAGTTTTAAATCACTATCTATAAATAAATAGTTATTACTTTCTTCCCCAAACATAGACATATAATCTTCTTTATATGCGTCATAATATTTATTCAACATATCTAATATATCTTTTTTCATATCTTCCCTATTCTTTCTGCTTATAGCTTATAAAAAACTATCAGCTTTTTTAACTACCACTACATAACTTTGGTTAAATGTTTGTTGATCTACAATCTCTAATCTATTGCCCTCTATAAAATGCAACACTTCTTTTGTGCTACTAAATGGCTTTAAAGTTTTGTTGTAATTAACAAATATATACCTACAATCTAGTGGTAATTCAATCTTCTGTTTTAATACCATAATCTTAGTATAACTAACTTTACAATAACTGTAAAGGTTATTTTGCTACACTTTCTTTTAAATATTCTAATTTTTCTTCGTATGTCATCTGGTCCAGAACATCTATTGCTTGATCTAAACTCTCTGCATTAACAACAAAAGTTAGTTTATATGTTCCTTTATTCATATTCTGGAACATCTAAACCTAATTGTTCTTGCAATTTGTCATAACTTTCTTGTATCTCTTTAGGAAAGTTTAAGTATTCTTCCCCAATATGAGTTATATACATACCTAAATTGATATTGTATTTTTCATCTAGTAATTCGTATAATTTCATTTGATTAACCTTTCTGTTTATTAACCTACCTACATTGTAATACCTGTTTTACATTATGCAAGTTATTTGCCTACAATATATTTACCTACACAATAGAAAAAACCAGCCGATCTTAAAGGGGAAAGACCAGCTGGTTTAATCGTTAGCTATTGTTAGCTATAATGTCTTTGCTAAATGTTCTTCAATTAATGTATTATCTACAATTAAAACTATTTCATTACACTTTGTGCAGTATATAGCTTGTTCTTCTCTTTTAATTATCTTTCTTGTTATCTTGCTACAATTCCAGCAACTAACATTAATATAATTCATTTACTTACCCCCTTTAATATAAAGTAAGTTAATACAAAACTTAGCCATAATATGCCCCAATCAGTAACGACCCAAAAATATATCATAAATTCGTTGAGTGTATCTCTATACATTACAAGCCCCCTAATTCACAATACTTTGAACACTCATAATAAGTGTATCTATAATCTTCTAATGAAGTTTCACAATAACTACATTTCATAATTAACCCCTTTCATTGATTAACCTTAGTGCTTAACTTTATAAACACCCTACACGCCCCAGTTAGAGCGTGTTAGCTATTTATTATATATAATCTAATGTTTCAAAATCATAACCAAAAGAATTATAAATAAATTCTTCTAATGTTTTATTTTGACCCTCATTAGTTTTCATTGTTACCCATTGAGTCCCCCAATCTTGATATTGAGGTTTAATCTCTAATAAATCATTATCTTCATCTAATATTATTTGTATTCTATAAGCTGGACCACCCCAACTAATAAGATAATTTATTATTGTTTGCTTTGATACACTTAAACCAAAATTAGATATTTTATCTACTGCTTTATCGTGTTTGTTATCATCTTCACTAGTTAATTGATTTAATATATCTTGCATTGAGTCAATAACATTATTTGAATATTCTTGACCTTGTTTTGTTGTTTGATTATCCATTATTCCCCCTTATTTCTTTTAATACAATTATTACATATATCTTGTTCGCCATTACCTTTAAAGTAATATTGACAATATCCACATAAAGTTGCACCTATGCAATCATCTATTAATTCGCCATATTCTTCAAATATATAATATCTATCGCCAACTTTCATTATTCCCCCTCTTCTAATTCTGACCAATAAACTGCGTCATTATCCCACTGTTTATTCTCTTCATCATATAGCTTGTTGTATTCTTCTTTAGTATATGTTTGATATAAACAATATTCATTATCGTGAAAGTGTTCATCATATACTTTGAAATAACCATATTTAATTTTACCTTTACAAGTATCGCAATTAAATTCCATTATTCCCCCTTATTAATGTGATATTGTAATGCGAATAGAGTGAGCAAAATATGGTTCTGACAATCTGCCCAATTATCTGAGATTGCTATCTCTATTTCTTGTTCTGTATCCCAATAAATGTTAGTGTCATTAAATTCATCGTTAAAATGTTTTAACTCATTATCCCAATTATATTCTACTAATTTATTGATTAGTTCTTTTACGTCTTCGTTCATTTCTTCCCCTTTAGTAATTTATTGTAATTATTAAAAACACCCTCAACCCTACAAACAACGCCATATTCATTATCGTATTCAAGAATATGTTTTTCACCTGTTTGTATTGTTGCAGTGCAATAATTACATTTTTTATTTGTTTGTTTAACCATAGTTATATATTATTACTGTAAAATTTATATTACAAGCTATTAATAATTATTTCTTTTATTGGTTGAGTCGTTAGAAAATATTATTACTGTCGTATCATAAGATATTAAAACATACCCCCTATGTATTATAAAAAACCATACTGTATTATTTATAACTAACTTACTTCTAAAACCCTTTAAAACATAGTTATTATAGGTTATTACACACAATTAACACTTAATTAACGCAACATAATATAAATTATAGGACAAATGCATATATTAATCTAAGGGGGGCGTTATCGTTTACGATACACCTTGATCAATGTATGGAAACTATACAATCACAATACAAATTACATACTATATATTGTGTGTTTTACCTGACATACTACATCTAGTAGGACTACTATCACAGTAGTATCTAGGTTGATCACCAATCTGTTTTAGTGTGTTTCCACACTCTTTACATTTTTCTTTCAATAAGAAAAGAATAATGTATTTTTTTTTAAAAAAGAAAGAAAAGAATATATCTAACCCTGTGTCACTCCCTCCCAAAAACCAGAATGAACTAAAATCAGTAACATTTAAATATGTGAAGTAATAGGCTATTACCCTAGTTACTATGGTCCAGCTAGTCCACTTACCTCTGTTGTTTGATCCAATATCTCTTTCTAAAAGCTGGAGAAATATCTTGTTTGTTGTTGTCATACTATCACATAAATATTAATATACAAATTATCTAGGGATAGTCCTTAGTATCGTATGAGGATACGATTAGAAAAAGAAAGATAGCTAATCATATAGACTTTGCGTTTGTTGATTTAAGTTAAATTCTTTTTTCTTTCATAATAGTTAATGGACAGACTGTATACGGAACAAAGCCCTGCTTCTTGCCCGAGGTGGGGTTTTGTTTATTGACTTACTTTCTGTTATGGTATATAATGAAATTACTCATTTCTTATGAGTATCAACTTCCCTGTTTGATTAACCAATATACCCTAGCTAGACTAGGGTTATGTCTGAAATACCAGTAGAAGATTGTGACCTTTGTCTTAACCCTTACTGGCAGGATCAGCTTACTGATGGATTATGTTCTAGTTGCTCTGTAGATGATGTTGCAGGATTCTTTGAATAAAAATTTTTTTTTAAGCCTTCGGCTTTTGTAACCCTTCAGGCTTTTTTCTTCCTTTAATACGAGGGTATGTTTTTGTTTTATGAGCATTACAATATCTATACTTGTTATATTTTGATATAACAGTATTGCAAGTTTCCTGCAAACAAATTCTTCCACTACTATATGAAGTAGAGGGTTTATGGTTAGGATATTTATTTCCTTTTATATAATCACTCATACAAGATATAGTATAGTTAGGAGAACTAATGCCGAAGGGTAATTACTCATACAAAAAAGGTATGAAGAAAAACAAAAGCAAAAAAAGAAGAAAGTAAATGGCTGAACGCAAAACTTGTGCTAATCCTGGTTGTGAGAAAAAATTTACAGCACAGACTAATAAAAAATTATATTGTTCTGACCAATGTAATAAAAAAGCATATTACAAAAGAAACAAAAAGAAAAAACAGGAACAATTTACTTCACAGATGACAGCTAGTCGTGGTGAGTATTACCAAGATTATGTGGAAAACTTTGCAGCAGAAGTAGAAGAAAAACTTATAAATAAAAAAGATGTTGCAGAGATTTATGGTGTTAACAATTCTTTAATAACAAAAATGCACGAAGCATATTTAATAGATAAAGAAAACTTAGAAAAAAAGAAAGATTGGACAACACCTAAAGAAGCAGTCAAAGCATTAGAAAAATTTGAAGATTTTAGAAATAGATACTTCCAGACTGAAACAGGCGACCAATACGAAACAGCAGACTTTCATCAAAAATGGATTGCTAATATTTTAAAAGCTATTGATGAAGGTGGCGAACAAATGATTCTCTCTCCACCACGACACGGCAAAACAGACTTACTTACACATTTTGCAGTATGGCAGATATGTAAGAATCCTAATGTAAGAATTATGTGGGTAGGTGGTAACGAAGAAATAGCAAAGAATGCTGTAGGTGCTGTAGTAGATCATTTAGAACATAACGAAAAACTTATACAAGATTTTTGTGGACCAGGAGAAACATTTAAACCTAAAAACAGAAGTGGTAAGTCTTGGACATCAGGACAATTTACTATTGCTACTAGAACTGTAACTGGTATTAAGTCACCTACTATGGTTGCTGTAGGTAAAGGTGGTAAGATACTTTCTCGTGACTGTGACTTAATTATTGCAGATGACATTGAGGATCACGGCACAACAATACAACCTAGTGCTAGAGAGCAAACTAGACAATGGTGGACAACTACTTTGTCATCTCGTAAAGAGGAACACACAGCTATTGTTGTTATAGGTTCAAGACAACATCCTGAAGATTTATATAACTTCTTACTAGAAAATCCACAGATGGACAAGATAGTAGAAGAAGCACATAACACAGAATGTGTATTGCCAGAAAACGATATAGAGTTACATACAGATTGTATGTTATGGGCAAGTAAAAGAAGTTACAAATGGTTACAATCAAGATTACAAGCAGCAGAAACTACAGGTGGTAAAGCAATATTTGAAATGGTATATCTTAACAAAGCATTTGCAGAGGGTATAGCTATGTTTGATGTAGAAGAAGTAGATCAATGCAGAGATGTAAACAGAACAGTAGGACACATACCTGCTGGTTGTCATTTAGTTGCAGGACTTGACCCAGCTTCTACTGGTTATCAGGCTGCGTTTTTGTGGGCTATAAATACTGAAACAGGAAAATTGTATATGGTCGATATAGAAAACGAACAAGGTGGTGGAATTATACAAGCAAAAGAAACTATAAAAAGATGGTATGAGAAATATAATCTTGCACATTGGGTTATAGAGGAAAACGGATTTCAGAGAGCTATACGACAAGATAAAGATTTAAAAGAGTATTGTGCAAGAATGGGTATTTATTTAGAAGGACATCAGACACAAAAAAACAAGTTTGATCCTATCTTTGGCGTTGGAAGTATGAGAGAATTGTTTAAAGAGGAATTAATTAGTTTGCCTTATGGTAGTGCAGAAAGTGAAACTAAGAGTAATATATATCGTAGACAACTAATTTATTTTTCTACAGGTGCTAGTAAGCAATCTGGTAGAAATAACAAGAGTGATGTTGTTATGGCTAGTTGGTTTCCTATGAGAGTAATTAGGAGATTACAGAAAGAAAGACTAGCAGAAGTAGGATTAGATTATGAACCAAGTTTTGGAGAGTGGGATTTAAGCGATATGAACGAAAGCCCTTGGGGTTAAAGTGACACCAGAAGAAATACAATATCAGATAACACAGTTGCACTATGACAATCAAAGTGCATACTCTACAAGAGGTCGTATTCGTGCAATTATGAATGGTGGACCTGATGGTTTACTTGCATTACTTGGTGATCAGATAAAAGGGTTTCAAGATTTCCAAATACCAGTACCTAACTTAATGATGTCAGGACTAGAGCATTTGTCACAAAAAATAGGTCGTATTCCTAACTTAAAAGTAGATGTACCTAACAATAAAGATTCTGATAGAGCTAGAGCTAAAGCAGACAAGATTGCTCGTATTGTAACTTCGTATGATGACACACAAAAACTAGATTTACAAATGCCACAAGTAGGTAGATGGCTACCTGG